TGCTGTTAGTTCTTCAATAACATTACCGTCAGTGTCGTACATAGTGGATTTCCACGAAGACTTGTCTGACTTGTGAGTTTCAATAAGACCTGCTTCAATTAGTTCTTCAACAGTAAAATGTGGTGAGTAATACTCAGCATCAAATAATGTATGCCCATCCATAATGATGATGCCTGCCTCTTGTGCTTCACGAGCACGAGTCTTGATGTCAGTTGTCATTGTTGCTACCTTTCGGGGTTGTTGTTATGTTGTCACCTTATCATTTTGATGTTGCCTCATTCAAATCCTAGGATTTGGATGGAGCAGGGTTCATCAACTATAGTGGGGCATAACAAGGAGGAACACATGAGTGGAATTACCCCACGCCAACAGCGTGACATCAGAGACGCACTACAAGAACGTATGACCCCATTAGAAATGGTGGGTTGCGTAGATGAGTGGATTTCTACTAATGAATTAGACCGTTTGACTTTCAAGTCAGCATCTGAGTTCTTAGACTATCTTGCCATGCTTCCTGTTGAACGTACACCAGCAGTGGCGCACATTCCAATGGATGCTACACGCATTATTGTCAATTCAGCAAAAGGTATTTGTAGCCTGTGTCACGAGCCTGTGTTAGCAGGACAAGGACACAAAGCACTTATCAACAGCGCATGGTTGTTGTACCACGCAGTAGACCAATGTTCTGCTGTGACTGTAACACCTGAAGTATCTTATGACTCTCAGTTGCGTGACAGGTTGGATACCTTTGTAGCCAGTTTGGAGCAGATAGAACCACCTATCATGCCTGATGAGGCTTTATTTAGTTTGTCGTCGTCAAAGAACTTTGATTTAGACTTTGACCTAAAACTACCCTTGCTTGGCTATCAGAAGTCGGCTGTTGAGTATGTACGACGTACTCGCAAAGCCTTGGTATGCCAAGACATGGGGCTTGGTAAGACACCCATTGGTATCGCTGTAGCGCACATGGCTGTTCAGGAAGGACACAAGGTTGCTATCTTTGTGCCACCCAACCTTCGCTATCAATGGATGTCAGAAATAAAACGATTTGCTCCTTGGCTAAAGGTCAAAACAATCAGTGGTCGCAAAGTAGGCAAACTACCCAAGTGTGATGTGCTGGTTGTACCTGACTCTATCATTGAGGCTTGGCAGAATGTTATTGCTGGCAAGTACACAAGCATCATTGTGGATGAGGCTCACCGTTTCAAATCGGAAAAGAGTGCTCGTACAAAGGCTTTGACTCGTATCGCCAACAAGATACCCCTAGATGGGTACTGTGCTCTGTTATCGGGAACTATCATCCCTAATAGACCCTCAGAGTTTATTTCACCTTTACGCATCATTGGGCGACTAGACCCAGTGTTTGGTACTAAAAAGCAGTTTCAGATTAGGTACTGTGATTACCAAATGGTCAATGGGTTTCCCAATGTCAATGGGGCAAGCAATGTCGCAGAACTAAATCAAATCTTGCGTGGCACTTGCTACAGCAGGACTCGCAAAGTAGATGTTCTAGATGACTTGCCACCAAAGCGCAGAGCACAGTTGGACGTGGAACTACCTGTGTCTGTGATGAAAAAGTATCGCAAGGCTGAGGATGACTTCCTTGCTTGGGTCTTTGAAACTTATGGCAATGACGCATTTCTGTCAGCCAGCAAAGCACCTGTCATCACAGAAATAAATAAACTTAGGCAACTGTTAGGTGAGGCTAAGGTGGACTCTGCTGTGGCACACATCCAATCACTGTTGGAAAGTGGCGAGCAGGTCATTGCTTTTGCGTACCATAGTTCTGTCATCAAAGCCATCAAAGAGAAGTTTGACGATACAGAGGCTGTATCTGTTGTTGGTGGAATGACAGCAGAGGCGAAAGACAGGGCTGTTCAGAAGTTCACGTCAGGTAAGGCTCGTCTGTTTATCGGACAGTTTGAGGCGGCTGGTGTGGGTCTGAACCTGCAATGTGCTTCCCATGTGGTTATGGTAGAAATGCCATGGTCGCCTGCGACAGGCACTCAAGCAGAAGATAGGGCGTGGCGTTATGGGGTCAAAAACCCAGTGGTGGCTTGGTGGCTGACAGCCATTGACCCTGAGATGCCCACGATTGACCTGCGTATGTGGCAAATCCTCAACAACAAACAGGAAACTATCTCTGCTTGCCTTGATGGGTGGGCAGAGGACATGAATGCTGAAGCAGGTAGTGTGACTGCCCTATTGCTTTCAGACATGATGGGTGTCTAGGATTTGGATGCGCCTAGGCGCAGATGATAATGTAAAAATACAGGGGTGCAAAACCCCACAACAAGAAAGAATAACATGAGTAAAGAAACAGGAAAAACACTCAACACTATGACGTTGATTGGCAATGTTGCAAAGCGTGGATACAACGCATGGCATTACCGTGCAGACCTCCAAAGTGGCGAACCAAACCACTATGACGGAGCAATCCCCATTGCAGATGTTGAGCGTCGTCTTTTCAATTTTGATGCTGTAGAACAGCCAGTGTTCGTAGGTATCCGTGATGAGCAGGGCAATGTAATTCGTTACATTGAACAGAAAGACCGTAAAGCCATTGTGCGTGACGACAACAACCATGTAATGGGTTTGTTCAAGGATTCATACGCAATCCACCAGTACAAGCAGTGGTTGATTGAGAACGTGTCCACCCTTATTGACAACAAGGTTTTGGGTGTGGACTCAGCAGGCTGTCTGCGTGATGGAGCAATCGCATGGGTAGCAATCGCCAGCCCTGACAATCTTCAGACCAACGCAGGTTTCCCTGTTCGCCCATACATCCTTGCAACAACCTCTCATAACGGTACTATCTCTACCACTTACAAGCAGGTCTATAACGCACCAGTATGCGACAATACTTTGTTTGCAAGTTTGCGTGAGGACGGCGCACAAAGTCGTACACGCCACAGCAAGCACAGCGTTGCTCGTATTCAGGGCATCCGTGATGCCATGGACATTGTGTTTGCAATGGGTGAAGACATCGTGGCTGAGATTGAGCGTCTTGGTGCTATCAGCGTAAGTGACCGTGAGTGGGATGCGATTGTCAATCGTCTTGTACCTATCGGGGTAACAGGTGAAGTACCACAGTCAGCCATTTCCAAGATGGAGAACAAGCAAGAGACAATTCGTCAAATGTACCGTAATGACCCAATGGTGTCACCTTGGGCAGGCTCTGCTCTTGGTGTTCTACAAGCATTCAATACCTACGCACACCATGTGTCAGGTAAGAATGACAATCGTGCAGAGCGTAACGCTATGAGTGTCATCACTGGCAAAATCCAACAGTCAGACAGCAAGATTATTGAAGTCATCAATGAACTGGTGCTCTTGTGAGCGAACACAAGTGGCTTTCAAAGATTGGGGAGGATGGGACAATCATTGGCTTGTCCTTCCCAATCCTGAAACACACTATGGGTACAGACTGGCGTGACCGTTCAGCCTGTGCAAAACTTCCTAAAGAAGTGTTTTTCAATTACAACTCAAACAATTTAGAAGCATCACAACGCAGAGAACACAAAACATTAGCCTTATCCACTTGTAAGTCTTGCCCTGTTATCGGTAAGTGCTTTGAGTTTGCTATTTGTAACAATGAACAGTTTGGCATTTGGGCAGGTCTTACCCCTGACCAACGCAGACCAATTGTTAGGAAGTTTAGAGAAACTGGGATTTTAGGTAGTCTGCCAGTTTAGTAGCCCCCACATGGATGTCTCGTTGCCACACGGCTTCTCTTAGGAGTTTGCCCTCTGTGGCACGGACTTCAGGGTCACGCAAAGCATTTAGATGCTTTACCCAGTCCTTGCCTTTATTCTTTTTAGCAACACGCCCTACGCCACAGTCCGTAGCAAAGGATGAGTACGAAGGTAAATCAGAAGCAACCCAAGGTATTCCTGATGCTGAGTATTCCAGCAATTTTATATCAGACTTAGCATGATTGAATGGCACATCTGACAGTGGAGCAATACCAATGTCCATGGTCAACAAAGATGGGTAAGACTCAGGGTCACAAGCAGGAATAGCAATAACTGATTCGTCATCAAGTCCCCATTTACTTGCTATCGTTGGAGCGTTTTTGTGGTATCCACTGTGCTGTAGTTTGATACTACCTTGGTCATACAAAGGCTTGATAATACCCGACACTACTTCCAAATCACTTGACCTGTGATTTGTAGACCCAACCCAACCCACTACTGGAGTATCGCTGTCTGTGTGCTCTACAGGAGTGAATCTACCTACATCAACAGTGTTAGTCAGCACAGTTATTGGACAACGCACAAAAGCAGAAATACGTTCAGCAAGATAAGGCGTTGAGACTGTTACAGCGTTGCTTGTTGCTAATACTGCTTTGTAATGAATTATGTTTTCTTTAGGACTAGTTGTTGGATGTGACGCTTGGAAAGCATTATTTTGAGGAGACAACCCCCAGTACCAGTCATCAAGGTCATTCAATATGACTTGACCTGTTTCTTGTGCTTTCTTGATGTGCTGTATTAGACCTTCGTGCATCATTCGTTGCATGTAGACAACATCTACGTCAATAAGGTCTCTTGTGTCTTCTCCTATGTCAATGGCAAAACGTGTGTAGTTCCACACTAGAGTGCCCACAACAGATGTGATGTCCTGTTCTTGTAGCAGAGGCAGGTACTGTCCTAAACGAACCCAACCTGCTCCACCCCAATGGGATTGTCCGTCAGCGGACCTCTTCGCTGGAACTCTGTCGCCGCTCGCTATCCCTAGTATCATTTTGTGTTTCCAATTCTCTCAGTCGGTTGGCTCTTTTAGAGCACTTGTGTACAGGTGGTGATACCAAATTGATACCAGTGGTCATGCTAACCCCACAGGCTGTGCATACGTACTTTGTTTCTTGAGGCATATTTGTATTGTAGCGTATCAGTCTTGTTCTGTGTACTGCACCCTGTGAGGTTTGCGAGTTTTCCAGTTAGCGCATCCTCTACCCCAAGATTTATTCCGAGAATACGGACGAAAGAATGGTTTGTTGTTTAGTTTGTCAGCAAGCGTGATGTACTCGTTAGTGGTTTGGTATCCTAAAAATCCAATACGATTAGCAACAATTATCTGTTGTGTTTTTGTGGCTTTCCTTGGTGTCTTAGCAAACTCCCATCCACCGTAGCCCTTCCAAGTGGATTGAGCAATCCCAAGACCACCTGCGTAGTAGCCACTGTTCTTCCAGTCATGGTTTGTTTCACACCATGAAACTGCTTCCCAAAACTTTACTCCAGCAGCCTTTTGTTGTATTTGTTGTTGCAACAATGCCTCATCTTTATTGAAGACGCTTTGTTTGCTAACTATGGGGAAAGTATCAAAGATACTTACGTGCACAGTTTTTGTACTCGCTTCTGACGCATCACCCCCTGTCGTTGATACACCAAACAATGTGGTAACTGACAAAGTAAATGCGGTAAGAAAGCGATAAGCCATTTTTCTCCAATGTTCCTACAATAAAAAAAGAAACCCATACCAAGTAAGCACTAGGTGCTTGGGGGTAAAGTCTTGGTATGAGTCTCTAGTAATCTATTTTACAATGGTGGGGTCTTGCAATAGGCTAAACCGTAAAAGTTCTAGGTCATCAATCGGTTCATGCCACTTAGGTAAAACGCTTATGTTTACACTATTTGTAGGTTTATCGTGTGCATCAACACAATCAGAACAGGTACAACCTTGTCTGTAACGCATCCACGAACCGTGTGGACGTATAGCAGAAGGCTTTGAGGAACTAGAGAAGCGTACTGCACGTTCATTAGGGGTTAGACCACCCCACATACCCCATACTTCGTTCTTGCCAGTCTCTAAACAATCTTTCCATACGGGACAACGGTGACACAACTCACGACCAATGGAATAGTACGCTTCAGGGGTTGGACTATCTACTGGTGGGTACCAAAAAGAGTTATCAATTCTTTTGCAAAGGGCTTCTTCCATCCATAGATGTAGTTTCATTATGTTTCCGATTTGCCCTCTCTGGCAACTCGCAAGATACTGTCAATTGAATCTTGCATACTGAGTAGTATTCTGTCAAAGCGTTTTTGTAATACATCTAGTTCATTCTTCAATCGTGTGTTTTCTTCAATTAGTTCTTTTGTATCTACATATCCAATTGCAGACAGATACATTTTCCGCAAATCGTCAGAGTCAGTCATGACAAATAAGTTTGCTCAATACATTCCCACCCACAACCTGCGTAACCAGCAATGTCCAACCAATGGTCATGCTTCTCAGGGGTTTGTGCTAAACGAGATACTTTTACAAGTATCAACATGACAGCAATGTCGTGTGGGTCAAGGAACACTTCTCCACCAGTGTTTCGTGTGATAACAATACGGCGTAAGTAGGCTTCCCACATAGATGCAGTAAGAGAAAAGTCGTCAATGGGGGCACCATACTGAACGTCACGGTCTCCGTCAATCAAGTTGGCGGCATCTACCAATAGTTTTGCTCGTGAAGATGCAGTCATTAGTTTCTCCAAATCCCATCGTTTTCATGTATTGTTGGATATTTATCCAACACCTTTTTTAGGTATGGAGATGTCTTTTCTTCTTTGTAGTAACTTGTTAGTTTTTTGTTTCTTTCATTGCGCTTTTGTACAAGGTTGTAACCACGAATGAGAGAGACAAATCCTGACAAGTCATTTACACGAGTTGCTTCTTGCTTGTGAGCATTCCATGGTCTATCCATAAGAACAGGAATTATACCGTTACGCTCTGCTTCGTCGTAGTAGATAACATGGTCATCAATAAGCATTGCTTTACTCTTAGCAATCTTTGAAAGAAAACCTTTGGTTGAACCAAAATGCAAACTGTCTACATGAAGATTGTGAAGGGTCAACCATTCAGCAGTCTGTGCCCACGCAGATTGAGGACGTGACGTAAGCACATGTATTCTGATGCCCATGTCTTGCAGGTCACGCCATGCTTCTACAACACCCTGATAAGGATTGTAGGTTGAAAACACTTGGTGAGTAATTGCGGCTTGGTGCAACCATGTGTGAAAGGTTTCGTGGTCAATGCCCCAATCCTCATAGAATTTCCAATGAGTTGGATTAGGAAGATTGGTAGTGCCTAAACGCTCTTCACAGTACGCTTTGAAAGCATCAGCAAACGGATAGATAACTCCATCTAAGTCAATGCCTACATCTGTAATTACTTCACCCATTTTTGGTTCTCCATTGTCCATTGAACGGCTTTAGATAGTGCTTCTTCAAGACTGTATGGGGGCTTCCAACCAGCACTAAGGATTTTGCTGTTGTCCAGTGCATAACGGTGGTCATGACCTGGGCGACTTGAGTGGTAATCCACGTTTGCGTAATGAACATCATAGACACCTAGAACTTTGGCAATCTCCGTTGTCATTTCTAATACATTTCGCTCTTCTCCAGCCACATGCCAACGATTTGGCAATTGGGGAAATGAATCGTCAGTTCCGTACACATATGGAGTTGTCTCACGCAAAATCCATAGCAAAGCATCAGCGTGGTTACGAGCGTGTAGCCAGTGGCGTGACGAATACGCAAAACCTTTCTCTGTCTCCCGACCATGCAAAACAACTTGTTCTCCTGCCAGCAAAGCCTTCATGGTCTTGGGAACAAACTTCTCTGTATCTTGACGCTCACCATACAAGTTCATAGTGTTAGTAATGGTCAAAGGAAGTCCATAGGTACGCCAATACGAAATGGCAACAGCCTCTTGACCAATCTTACTAGCCGCATATGGGTTAGACGGAAGCATTGGGTCAACCCACTCACGGTGTGCATACCCTTCAGCCGCAGGGCCATACACTTCATCAGTAGAAATCTGAACAAAGTGCTCCAGTTTGTCTTGGTGTCTTGCCCACTCCACAAGGTTGGTTGTTCCCATAACATTGTTAAAAATAAAAGGAACAGGATTGGTGATTGACCTGTCTACATGTGACTCAGCCGCAAGGTGTAAAACGTAGTTTACTTCAGGGGTGTTCGGGGGCATTGGGGAACGCAAATCGTGCCACATGATTTTGACACGTTTGGGGTCATACCCAACAATATCGGTTAGACGGTCAGCCCGACCTGCGTAAGTAAGGGAATCAACAATAGTGATTTCCCAATCGGTATTGACAAGGAGATGTTCAATGAGATGGTGTCCTGCGAAACCACACCCACCTGTAACAAGGATAGATTTTGACATACGATGAGTCTATGTCATCTATTAGGGGTTTGTCAAGACTCTTCAGATAAATCTATGATGTCGGCGTACAGGGCATTAGTTGCGTTAGAGTCCATGCCGCCACCTGGGAGCATACGATTCACTTCCCCTGCTTTTTGCCCAAACAACCGAGACAACACCCCACTAGAACCACTTGCTTCTACCTTGAGGCTGACCATCTCTCTGGTATCAGATATGTTTTTCATCTTATCCACAAGGTTAAACATTCTGTCCATTTCAGAGGACAACACAGGGTCAATACCTTGACCTTCCATCTCTTCTGCGAACCTTGCAAACATCACACGACCCATTTGCATCTCTACAAGTGCTCTCAAAGCGGCGTTGAGTTGGTCTTTAGTTCTAATCTCAATTGGTAAAGAAAACGCACATTCAGAATTTTCCTTAAATGAAGGGCAACGGGAGGATAGATAGCAACTATTGCACTGGCGTAAAGGGTCAGACTTGTACTTAAGAATAGGGGTAGTTTGTGGGGCAATTTCAATAGATTCCCCTTCTGCATCAAGGGTTTGAGACCCCATAGACGTTACAAGTTCTACACCCATGACTGGTAGCAATACTCGCTCACCCTCGTGACGCTTCTCAGGGGTGTTGATAGCAATACTTGTACCCCTAGAATCCACTTTTCCCCCACTAGGGGTAGTAGGGGTGATAGCAACTATGTCCTCATTATCAGGGGGGTTAAACTCGTCCTCATCATCTACTTCTAAGGGGTCATAGCCCCCAAAAGTACGAGTCTCCCACTGCTTCCACGAAGCAATTGCAAGTGCTCCTACATCTGATACAGAGTCATCTAGTACAGCATCAATGTCAATCCCAAGACGAACAATATCGGCACGATGTTTCTTGCGAGCACTGTCTTTTTGTTGAGCAGGGTAGCGACGTAAACCATGACCATCCCAGACCTGTGTCTCACCGTAGCGCATTACAGAAGTCCATGAAACAACTACTACGGCTTCCCAGTTAATGGCCTCAATGAGGTCTGGCTTGGAAGTGATGCCTATTAGACGAGCACCCCACCGTTCAGATAGTTGTTTAATACGATTCAAGTTCTTACCTGTCACGGCTTTGTCACTAATAGCAACTCGCCCGTGCTTTTGGCACAACCATGCCAACCGTTCAATGTCC